GTGCGACGCTTTCAGACATCGATGATCAATATGAAAACTATGAACAAACTCAGTGCAGCAAGCTTTATGGTTATGGCAGCTTTATTTCTATCAGGCTGCAACGATAAAAATGAAAATACAACCGTCACCACTAACGCCACGGACAAATGCAACGTGGAGTCGATTAACGGCAAAACCGACGCAATTGTTTATGTCAAGCGAGGTACCGTTGAAATCAACGGTTGGGCGTTTGATGATGCCAAGCACGCTGTAGCGCAGGATTTGCAGATTTACTTAGTGGGTGCACAAGGCAAATCCCTCACTGCGAAGGATCCTGAGAAAATTCAGCGCCCTGATGTAGCCAAGGTGTACAACAACAAAGAGCTTACGAACTCTGGTTTCAAATTCACTGTAGACACTTCGTCGTTCGTACCAGGTGCCTACGGTATTACTTTGAAAATGCTTGAAGGAAATACGCAGTCTGTTTGTCAGTCCAAGAAATCTCTAGTGATTATGTAAATTAGCGGCTGACAAATTGGCCGATTGTTGCAACTGCTGTCTTGAGGAATCAGCCTGATGGCGCTTTCACACGGAGTTCCACTGATGGAATCTCGTTGGAAAAAATGTGACGACCGAGCTGGCGTCTGAGTGGCACCCCTCACGCAGTCAGGGGGCGGTTCTCTCAGTCGTCCAGAAGCCCTGGCTCTACGCCGGGGCTTTGCTATTCATGGGGCATGACTTCACCTATTGAATACAGGACTGATCGAAGGCGCAGGCCGGGGGACTTCCCGTACCTGCTCCGCGCCTATGTCGAGGCACATCTCAGCCTGTATCAGGTTCGTCACTAGTTGAAGGCTTCGTGAACACGCCCGCGAATCACTCCAAACAAAAACCCCGCATTTGGCGGGGCTGGATTCTGAATACTGTGATCACTTGAATTTCGGGGTGATACCCATGCAATAAAGCAAGGATCTCGCTACAGCAGTAAACGCGGTATCTCGAGGATCAATCGCCTTGGCATCTATTTCGATGGTGCCTTCATCACCCAGAATCACGTTACCGAACCTATCGATTCTGAGAGCCCAGACCGGAATCCAGATCTCATCGCCTCGTTCAGAAACAACGCTTTTCTCAAAAACATATCGGCCAAAAATTTCGTCACGCAAAATCTGGATATCCAGACTTCCGCGAGCATTTCCGAATGGAGATTTGATCTGAGATTCAAGACTCTGTTGAAAAAAAAATTCAATGCCAAATTTCTCTTGCGCATCTTGCGTATCGAGGGAAGTCTTGATTCCGTTCAATAGTCGCTTGCAAAAAATTCTGATTGCATAGATGACGTTGACGGTCTCTTCAACAACCATCTGCTCTTTCAGTCCCACCTGTTCGAATTTCAAAGTGCGTTCTCATCCAATTGAACAGGCATTATGCCATCACAAAGAGCTTGCTCACCACCATTGCTACATACGGAGTAGAGCCTCTGGTGCGCTGAAACGGATTCAGCCATCCTCCCCGCCGACAATCTCACCGAGTTTTTTGTGCAGGCACAAAAAAGCCGATCTAGATGATCGGCTTAAGTGTCTGATTTTAATCAGTAATTATGGTCGGGACGGAGTGATTCGAACACTCGACCCCTAGCACCCCATGCACGCAGTAACCTAGCAAACCTCTGGCATACGGTTGATTTCTCTGGCGCTCGCTGCAATCGAATAGCTATAGATCAACATAGAGTCACGCCAAGTCACGCAAAAGTCACGCAACCCTCCCCGGCGTCCTGCCGACCGAACACCAATCCAAAACCCTACAGCTCGTCGCCTCACCCTCGCTCACCGGCTGCGCCTCGATTACTGTATATCCAAACAGTACAAGCAAGGCACACCCGTGGATCCCCTCTATATAGAAGACACCGACGATTGGCTCGGTTGCCCGACGCCGCTCGAAACCTGCCAGCATCAGCTCAGAATGTACGAAAGCGAGTTCGAGGAGCTGAACCTCCAATTGCGCAAGCAAAGAGAACAGATTTTCAATCTGGTTGAGATGCACGCTTCCGCCGCAACGGAGCGGGATTCGCTTCGGACACAATTGACTGCCGCGAAAAAAGAGGCCGCCGAAGCAAACCGTCGGGCGACTAGTGCAGAAACGAAGAGCGCTTGGGAATTGATGGCGAAGACAAAGCACATCAGCGAGCTGACAACTAGGCTCGAAGCAGCTACGGGCATCAGCGTACGTACGGGTCAGCCATTAGACAGGTAGCTCTATGATGGCCTTCACTCTGACATCCAATACATCACCGCAATCACTACCGTGACCCAAACGAAGGTGATCAAAAATGATAGTCCCGCCAGCCGCTTATCCACTTTGAACCTATTCACAGTTGAGTCACTTGTCGAGTTGAACCCGACAATTCACATAAGCATCAGTACCTGGCGTCGCCCCGTAGGATCGACATTTCGCATCGTCAGCTGCGGTCTTAGCTGCCTCACCGGCTTCGACGTTGTTTGCACGCCTCTGACGCTCAGCGTAACCATTTGTTCCTGGCAAACAATCAGCCCGTGGAGTCCCGAGTGCACATTCCATTGGGTGGTTAGAGCATCCAGCAACTAGCAGCATCAGAACGCCCGAAAGCAGAATCTTCATGGTAGCTCCCACAAGAAAAATAGGAGTTTGCCATTGCGAAGACAAAGGTGCAGTACTAGGTGGAGATTTCACGTACATACACTCGACAGCGCCTGCAGCTCGATCCCCCCGGCCCCCGCTGTCGGGGATGGCGATAATTCGTCAAGCATGAGCGGGATCAAGTCAGGCGCGTACGGGTTGAATGCCACGAAATTCAAGGCACATCCTTGAAGAAGACGTGACCGCCCAACTTCAGGGTTTGTTTTGCCTTCAGCGACCATGCCGGCGCCTTGATGCTTGTCGCGTAATAGTGTGTGGCACCTCCAGTGGGATCCGGCACCTTGCCGTCAATCACTTGGTCAGCGGCGATACGAGCCTGTGCCAGCTCGCGAAACGGGATTTGCTTCACGCCGATCAGGAACTGGTAGTTTGGATCGTTCTTGTTCCAGCAGCTGAACTGGTACGGTTTCTGGCACACGCCCGCATACCCCTCCCCCCACCACGACTTCTCCTTTCCATCAAACACGCGGTTTCGAACTGTCCAGGCCACGGCGATCTGGCCAGCCAGACTTTCGCCGCGCGCCTCACCCCACAACGTTCGGGCGAGGATGTCGCGGTCTTTTTCGGTTGCATTCATCACTTTTCTCCAGGCAAAAAAAAAGCCCGCGAGTAGCGGGCTGATTCGAAATAAATAACTTATGTAAGTTTTCTCATAACTTTATGACGAAATTTCTCTAAAGGCTGCTCTATCGCGTAATGGATGATCGCACCAGCCAATATTGAGAGTCCAATTGAAATCAACACCCCCAACAAGCTGAACGATAAAAATTCCGAAATCTTGACAATCACCAACCAATGCACAAGATAGATCGAATAACTCCACCGCCCGATCATTACAAACGGCCTAGTCATAAATAAGCGCCCGTAGAAGCCCGCACCATTGATTAGAAATACCGTTAATAGCGCGCAACCAAAACTCAGAAATACAAACTTATTAACCAGGTAATCGTTCGGTTCCACTCCGAACAATTTGAATTGAACGTAAGGACTGATGAAAATAATGGAAACCATCAAGATAGTCACCAGCATATCAGCCCTCTTGCCACTGACTGATCTTTCTAGCACGGGGAACAGAACAGCGGCAAACGTGCCAATTGTGAAACAGGAAAAATACCAGCGAACATCGGCGGTACCCACTGGGGTATGCCAGTAGGGCCAAACGAGCTGCTGTAATATAACCAACATTAGGCCCGCAATAATCGCCGCCGTATCGCCCATTCTTTTTCGGCACCAAATTGCAAAGAAAGCCACAAAAGGAAGGAACAGATAGTATTTAAACTCTACAGGAATCGTCCATAGATGACTGTAACCAGTCTGCAGACTCATTGCCTGCCATAGGTCGCTATCGGTATCGATACCAGCCGTGCCCGCATAACGATATAAGCACACAAAAAGAATATACAGCGGTAATATGCGCAACACCCTGCCAACTGTATATGCGCCTAGTACTTTAGGGGTAAACCCATCACTTTCAAACTTACACGTTAATAAAAATGCGCTCAGGACGAAAAAAATCCAAACGCCTATTTTGGGCAGACCGATGAGGTACCCGTCCAAGCCTTGATATAAAAGCACCACCGAATGCAGCACCAATACGATCAAACAAGCCGATGCCCTAATACCATCCGCGCCCTGAAATCTTCTCGCCATGCAGCCCCCAATTCTGAGGGGCGAATATACCAGTTTACGCGGGTGACGTAGGCTGCTCCGGTAACAGGAAGGATTCCGGCCAACTGGCCTGCTTTGAGACGTTGCCAAGCTCAAACTTATAGGCCTTCCATGCCTTGAGAACACCAATCAGTTCGGCTCGCTCTGCCTCATCCTCAGAAGTCGCTTTCCCTGAATCTAAGCCATAACCGAGGGTATCGATACGGTCTTGGATCCCTAGTATTTGCGCTGCAGCTGTGGCGTCATGATGGGCAATGTCCGCTTTCGCCTTTGTCAGCGTTTCAGCCGCCGCTGCGGCTTCTCTCATAGCTTTGGTCACAAGCTGATCCCAATCGATATTCATGACGCATGTCCCTCTGAGAGGCTCAGCTCAGTCAATGGTTGAGGTAAAAACACCTTCCCCTCTTGCACATCAAGCAACGGTTGCGGGAACGCCTGTTCCTGGCTGTAATTTGCCGGCAGAGGCAGCATGAGGGTAAGCACCAGTACGCCTTCGACACACTTCACATCTTCTGTGAACCAAGTGGAACGGATCGCTCTTTTGGGCAAAAAATCTCCATCATTCATTCTTGAAAAATCGAATTCTTCGCCATTCAAAGTAATCGTGTTTCCGGATTTTTCCAGAGTGAGCGACGCATCACTGCGAACGGGAGAGAGAAAAATATTCATACAGTCCACCTGCCGATAGCTAAAACCTTCACACCGGATATGTTTTGCTGAATAGCACCGTTTCGAAATACCCAAGCAACCGCTGAGGTGCTGATTGGGGTCACCGAAATAAACCCGTAGTGATCATTGCTCGTAGCAGCAGCTCCTGAAATCAGTGGTGTAAAAACAGCGCTGATAAAGGTGGCCGGTAGAGTGATGTTTCCCCCGGTCACGCCCCCTGCCCCTGCCAACAAAGTCACCGGAGTGGTTTCACAAATCATGAGCCCACCTACAAACTTCGTGTATCTGCCATTCGCATTGCTTCCATACTCAATGAGTGCACCGTTACCGCCGGATTCTGCTGTGACTGCTCCAATGATGTTGTTGGAACGGTAATCCATGCGCCAAGGGCCAAACGCACCGGTGCCATATTGATCTCGATGAAATGTTTTCAGCGTTCCGCCACCAGCCACACCGTCGACAACATGGAAAGTTTGATGGGCGCCCTGATTAGCCTCGGCCGATATCGTGTCGAGCAATCCGAAGGAATACCCGGGTGGCTTGGTGCCGCCCGTTGCTGAGCTGACAAAGCAACGTCCTTTGGGAACAGCTGCCACCGAATCGATGTTTCCCGAGAAGAACCGGGCATCTCCTAGAATGCCGCCAGCACCGACCGGCAGTGCGCCAATGGCAGCCACGACTTCTGGGCCTGTGTTCGCAGCAACCCCCGTACCACCCTTCGAGAGTGGAAGCACGTCGTAGTTACCAGTGGTGCCGAGCGCCGCCATTTTGGAGCCGTAGCTGTTTACCCAGCTGCGCACCTGATCGGCCAGCCCTTTCTGGTAACCCTGAATCGGCGTTATAGCGTAACCAGCACCGGAGACAGTCGGGCCGATATAGGGTGGGATGATTGAGATGACCGTGTCGCTTGCAACGTTTCCGAGTTCGTACTGACGCCCGTCCGGCCCGATAAACGCATCACCGATGCGAGTGTTCGCGGCAAATGCAGTATTTACCCCCGTCACGACGTTCGAATTTTGGGCGACAGAAATCGTGCCCTGTCTATGCCATGGCATTATTTTCTCCCATTAGTTATCAAGCTGATATTTTTGCGAAAACCGCAGGCAACGAAAACGCGTATGGATTATTTAGAGCGCGGGTGGTGAACCAGAGCTGGGATAGTGAAAAGTCATAAACAATACCACCAATACGACCTATGTTATCGCCGGACAATAACCGCATACCTCCACTATTTACTAATAGGTACTCATCAACAGAAGAACTGAAAGGAGATGAATACCAGTTCGTGACGAACCCCTGAGCATCTGTAGTCGATCTTACATAAGTCCAGTTTTGATAGAACCGTGTAAATATTGCGGATGGCATTCCGCTGTCAAAAATCAATTTGGTCGTGCCATCCCAGAGCCTTAGACCGAAACTGGCCGTGGGCGAAGGGGAAAAGCTCCCGATGAAGTATTTCCCAGCAGGGTTATAGTTCGTAGGCCCAATTATATTCATCCCCGTCCAGTTTCCCGGCGAGCCCAAAAGACCGCAGCCTATATTGACAAGCGCCCCGTTATTATCTGGACGAAGGAACATAAGCGGTGGCTCTTGAGTTGTTATCGCGGGACTAAACGTTACACGGGCCACTCCTGAAACACCCGCATATCTGCCAGACTGCATAACACATAGTCGGGAAAACTCAGAGTCAATTGAAACTATACCGGCATCGTTGACAGCGGAAAATCCAAAGCCTGCCATTAATACCACCTCATCACTACGAGCCTCATTGTGCTATTAGAAACCATCGAAGCTGCATAACCGTTTATGAAGTTTCTAACGTATATAACACCGTCTGAAACTTCTGTTTCGAGTTGGCGATCAGAATCTGCTGAAGGGCCAATTGGGAGTACCACAGCCGTTGTGTTGCCTGGATTACAACCAGGCAACAAATATTGCTGAGTTGATTTTCCTTGCCCTGCAAAAGACACAACGGCCGACAGCACTATTCGCCAAGTGGCTGTGTCAGTGTTGAACTGTAAAACGCCATCAGCACCCCACATCCGTACGCCGTAACTCATGCGTCCAAGTCCCCCAATTGAACCCGTTTGACGCCGTTCTGGTCGTAGACCTTGATGGCGCGGTTGGTCATGGTCAGCCTGCCACCTCCCGGCGCCGGGCCGTTAAACTCCAGATTTCCTGCCTTATCCAATCGCCACCCCTGAGAACCTGCAACGTAATTATCAGATTGCAGGTACTGACCGATTTTCAGCATCGTGATACTGCCGTCCTGGATAAACGCAGAGTTCATGAACACCTGGCCGCCTTGCACCGCGAACGGAACCGAGATGGCTCCGCCGGCAATGGTGTTCACGATGGCGAAACGATCCGCGCTGACCAAGAATTGGCTTTGCAGCCCAGCACCGGTATTTTCGATGCCAAGCCCAATACCCGCCGCGACGTACTGACCACCAGCGGCGACCTGCATCTTCACCGACCACATGGTCGACAGTTTTCCATCCGTGGACGCCTGCGCTTGACTTACCGTCTGCACCGCGGCCGACGCGTTATCGGCAGTGACTTGTGCGGTGTCTATCCGAGTTGAAAGCGCGCCGTCAGCATTGGATCGGACTGTCGACTCGGACTGAATCGCGGCCTGATTACTGCCAACCGAAGCGGTCAATGTTGCAAACTGCTGCGCGGTCGATTCCTGGTTGGTCGCTACAGTCGTTTCAACAATGGCAATCTTCGATTCATTATTGCCAACCCGCGAATCCATCGTTGTGATGCGCTGAGTCTGCGCAAAGTCCCGCTCAGCCGTCGTCTTCACTTCCTGTGCAAAGCTGGCGGTCGAGTCCCAGCCTTTTAACGCATCGGCCAGCTCCCCTTCCCCATCGTCATCACGGGACGAGGCTTTCAGCGCTTGAAGCTGAGTTGCAGTCGCTGTGGTTTTCCCGTCAACGGTGACAATGTCGGCGGTGTTTTTGGTGACCTGCGCGGCCAAAGCATTTGCCGTTCTGATCGACTGACCGCTGTTAACCCAGTAGGTCGGATTCGGCGGGGCATTTGAACCGTTGGCTGCCGCAGGCACATCAGCAATCGCTGTCCAAAGGTTATCCCCTACCCGGACTGTGTTGTCCCTGACATAGGCGTCTGTGGGAACATAAACCAGAGCGTCCACCAAGCTATCTATTTCGGTCTGAAGCTCACCTATGCGCTCATTCACCGAGCCGGGCCCGTCACCGTCGATCAAGTCAATGCGATCACTCAGGTGCTGACCAAGCTCCGTTTTTTCAATCTTGCCGGCCAGCGCGGCCAAGTAAGCCGAAACATTGTTGGAGGTTTGCGCAGGCACATAAAGAAAAGCACTTTTCCCGTAAGCGTTCGATGAACGGATGAAATAGTAATAATTCGTCCAGAATCCAAGACCGGTATGGGTGAAGGAAAGGCCCTGCCCTAGATAGTCCGCCTGTGCAGCGGTCGCGGTGGGTGATGTGCTGAAGAAGTATTCGTAGGTGCCGCCATTCAACCCGGTCTGAGAGTTGCTCGGAATCAAGACGATGCTGTCGATCGAGGATTGCACCACGCAGCTTTCCGGTATTGGCGGGCCGTTGATGCTGACGGTGATCGTTACCTCGCCGGAGCGTGCCATAGGCCCAACTGCAGCCACACTCATCGTGTAATTGCCGGAGGGCAGGCCGTTGATCGCGCACTCGGTGGACGTTGCGGGTACGTTGTGCGACTGAATTGCGGTCGCACCCTGACGGACGATTACGATGTATTCCTTCACGATTCCGGAGGGCGGAATCCACGACAACACGCCCTGTGTCACTTCGGCAGTGGTGTCTTGCGCCCATGTCAGCGCAGTCGGAGTGCCGAGTCCACCAGATGGCAGGTTGATAAAGCCGATCGGGTTATAGGGCTGGCCAACGGCGTCACCGAAGATCGCGGCTTCGTATTGTTTGACCTGAACGGTGCAGCCTTCGCTGTCGCCCATCGACCAGTCCGAGACAATGAACTCGCCAAGGATGTTCAGCGACGGCAGGTTAACGCGCACCACGCGACCAGGTCGGCAGTTGTAACCAGCGAAGTTCATCGGGATGCTGATCGCACCGCCAGCCCGCCGCCGGCGGAGCTCCATGTTTGCCAGACGCTGGGCTTGGTAAGGATCGGTGACATACGAATAGGTGAGCGTTTCCGCTGCTTCTCCGCCGTCCTCAACAATCCACTCTGCGACGCTGACTTCCGGATAGTCCGTCTCCGTCCAAGACTGTTCCGGGTCGATGAATGTGCCTCGAACGGTGTTGATTGCCGAGTCGTTGGTAGGCTCGGTGCTGCCGGTTACGGTGCCGATCACCATGTCCTCGGTGATCTCGAAGTCGTACGGGCCGTAGTAAGCACCGGCCTGAAACATCCATCGACCGCCAACGCGGAGCAGGTGTCCGCCAGACGCGGCTTCCAACTTCTGCAGGACACCGGTGCGTTGTTCGTCGGCGCCGATCACGCAAGCAGTTCGATAGCGCTGACTGACAGATCCGTCGGCATTGGTGACCGCCTCATCGCAGACGTTGGCACCACTGGCGAACGTCTCGAACACGATCTCGTCATCAGGCACACCGCAACGGTTGCGAAGGAACCACAGCAAGTGCAGCGCGGTATTGGCGCTGTAACCGGCGGTACCGCTGCGCGGGTCGTAAATATCGTTACGACCGCGAACCACGAAGCGGGTGTCGGGAATACCGGACGGAAACTTCTCAGCACTGTACTGAAGCGAAACGCGCACGTAGGACAGACCGCGCCCGATCTGGCTGTCCTTCCAGTCTGGGCAGTTGGCTTTCAGAAACGCGTTCACCTGAGTTGGGTTCACCACAAGTTCGTAGGTGGCCAAAGGGCCAAACGAGCCGATGTCTTCCTCGCCGAGGTAGATGTTTTCCAGAGCATCGATCGCGCCTTCGCACAGCACGTATACGAGGTGAAGCCATTCCCCCTCACCTTGTGCGCCGGCCTGCTCTTGCGCCCATACCAGCACGCCACCGGTTGAAACGCGGCCGAGAATGAAGCGCACGGGCGCTTTTGACGATCGCACGGTCTGCGCCGAAGGTTCGTTGTCACGCAGCGGCGACTTGGTGTTGAGCTTTTCCTGCTGCTCGGCCGCATAGAAGGCCAGCGCCGCACCTGCAACGGCGCCCCACGGCCCACCCTGTGCAAAGCCAACGACCGCACCAACTACAATTGAGGCAAGTTTTCTGACGCCGCCGCTCATTCAACCCTCCAAGCGGCCAGTGGCGCGCATTCGACTCGGGATGCGCCGTCATCGGTCGTTGCCCAAAAATCCCCAGCCCAGAACACAGCCATGCTTCGGCCTCCGGGCGCGTCGTACAGCACAACGTCGCCACGCTGGATGAAGGTCAGCGGCACCCGGGAAAAATGGACATCCCATGCCGCCTCAAGGCTGCCGTGCTGCTTCTTCAACTGCCGCTTGGCACCAGTCTCGGTGGTGTATTTGCCGCGATAGCTCTCGGCGGGATCGACGCCGCAAATCGCTGCTGTGCAATCAGCCGCAAACAGGCAGCAGTCAAATTCGCCCCATGAAAAAGGCCGCTCTTGGGCGGCCTTGATCACGTCGTTCAGACGGGTTGTCCAGTCTCGGTAGCGCATGGCTAGCTTCCATAAGTGAATGTCGGTGCGTCCTTCCGCGATCCCCAATAAATGGGCCACTCGGACATCTGGGCGATCGCGTAGAAAAAGCGGTCGCCGTCGTGGCGCGCACGATGGTTTTCGTCGGTGAAGCGTTCGGTGCCGGTTCGGCTCCACTCCGCCATCCGGTCAATAACTGGGACGGTGATGCTGTTACCGTCTTGGCCGTTGCCAGCGAAGGAGAACTTGGCCGCGTCCATTCGACCGGAAAACAGAATGTCGGCCGCGTAGTTGCCGGCCTCGTCGAACACGATGAACAACACCTTGGCCATACGGCCACGACAGCCGCGCACATTGGTCTCGGAAAGGATGTAGGCATCCAGGCCGCTAAGAGTCAGCTCGACCGACATCGGCGATCCGGAGTTATCGCTTTCCTGCGACTGGCTGACCTGGCCGAAATTGCCCACACCCAGATAAGTGATCCCGTCGACCACCAGGTCACCGGTTCCGGTGTGCGCAAAGACCATGCCGTCGACGAAATCGAGCTGCACAGCGTACACAGGCATGAAGCGGCCCGTGGCGATGATGTTCACGACGCTTTGGCTGAACGGAAATGCTGAGGGCATCAGAACGCCTCCCTGAATTGGTAACTGCCGTTCGCGATCACCGGCTTAATGGACATAGCCCACGTATCGGTGGTCATGCGCATTTCCGAGTAGGGGTTGAGGTACTCGACAGCGGAACCCGCCGTGAGCGTCTTGCGAATGCGCTTGTTGAGCAACACCGTCACCCTGCCCTGTGCGTTCGCCGATGCGGGATCAGTGACCTCGAACATTTCACCGGCGATGGTGATGTAGTCACCGGCGCTGAAAGCAGCGGCGTTCGCTGCTGCGCCGCCAATGACCATCGACCGCGATTGTGCGCTGCCGGTGACCACGGAAAGCGCTCCAATATTGTTGGTACGCCGGCGGGTGAACGCCGGGAGGTTGAAGGTGCCCATCATTCCGTCAAGCTTCCCGAGGAATGAGGACAGCTGTCGCTCCTGCTCTCTGGTCAGCAATCCGAACGTCAAGGTGCACTGCCAATAGGCACCTGGGTAGCCGACAATCTGCTGAGCGTTCGAGAGCGTTGAGGTGAATGCCCTGCCGTTGTTGACGATGCCCCACGTCATTTCTGACGGGCGCAGCAAAGCCGGCCACGTGAGAGCCATGCAGTACTCCTTAAATTGCTTAGCGCCTTGCGATCAGCTGGCGGATGGTTCCGTTCATTTTCAGGTCGCGCACGACCAGCTCGTAGCCACCCTTTGCCCCCTGCATCGCGGCCTCCCTGACCATGTTTACAGTGGCGTCGTCCGGGGTATCTTGGAAGCTGAAGCTCTGATGGATGACCGGTGCAGCCGATGCGCCGGACGAGATCGGTACAACATTGGAGGTCGATCCTGCGGCGGTCGCGCCGACATAGCCGCCATCCGCGTACCCCTTGGTATTCGCGTTCATGCGTTCGAGGAATTCCCGCGCGCCCGGCTGGCTAACCGCTTCCTTGCGGACGACGAACTCGCCGCCGTGTACAACGCCTTTCGGCTCGAACTTTCCGCCATCACCGGTATAGCCGCCGTCGGAGAAACCGAACTTGGAGCTGTACCCGGCAGCCGATGCGCCAAGGCTGGATGACGTGGCTCCGGCCGATCCGGCGGCGAGGCCATTGCCAGCCGTCGACGCTCCAGCGCCAGCCAACCCGCTGAAGATTGTGCCGAAGATACCCACTGCAGCTTTGCGCACTTGGATTCGGATCAGGTCGGCAATGATGCCGTCGGCCAGATCCTTGAACGACAGCTTCCCGGTCTTCACGAATTGGATAATGCCGTCTTCCATGTTGCTGAAGGCGTTCGTGAAAAGGTTGCGGGTCTGTCCAGCGACATCGCGAGCCTGCTCCGAATAGGTCTGGAACGCCGACGAGGCGCCGAGCGACCAATCCGATTGGGCCTTGTCCACATCGGTGTAGTACTGCTGCTGCATGGCGAGTCGGGTTTGCAGGGCCGAACGGAGCGCTTCAGTCTCCTGACCGTAGAGCTTGTCACCGATGCGCCCCTCATTGTGCTGCTGCTCAAGCGCATCCAGCTGCGACTGGTATTGCTGCTGGATGTTGAGCTGCTCCTGCAACCGCTGTCGCTGCTGGTCACCCATGCCCATGCCGGCGAGATTGTTGTCCAAGCCCGTCTGCGCCTTCGCTAACTGGCTAGCCAAGTTGGTCTGGAATGCGGCGAGCTTTTGCGTTTCTTCGGTTGAGATCTTCTTGAGCTGGTTTTCCTTCTCAAGCGCTGCATTCTTTTTGAGCTGGGCGGTGATCAGTTCTTGGTTCGCGATCAACGCTTTCTGATCGGATGTCAGGGTCTGCTTGCCTTTGATGTCGGCGAGCTCTTGCTCCCACTTAACGAGCGCCTGCCCAGCAGCGCCAAGCTTGTCGACCTCACCCTTTTGCACGCCGATCAGCGAGTTCTGCTGCTGTAGCACGGCGTATTGTTGGCGGGCTTGGTCGAGCGCTTTCATGCCGGCGTCTTCGCGGTATGCCTTTGGCTTCTTCTCTTCTGCTTCCTTATAGACAGAGTTTTCGCGAATTGCTTTGAGGGCTGCCTTCTCTTGCTCGGCAGTGATCGTATAGCCCGCCGCGCGCGCAGCATTGATGCGTTTTTCCTCGACCTCCAACGCCTTGTTCATCTTTTGGCGCTTAGTAAAATTATCCTCGATACTCTTTTGGAGTCCTTCATAGGCAGCCTGGCCGTCGCGCTGGATCTGTGCAGCCCTCGCAGCGTCATCTGCGGCTTTTTGCTCTGCCTTCGACTTCTTGTCGTAGGCATCAAGTTCGGCCTGAAGAGAGGCAATCCGCTCTCTGGCGTTACCGTCTTCATAGCCGGTATCTAGGGTCGACTTCAGGTAGTTGATCTTCTGCTGGATGGCCTTGACGTCAGGCCCATCGTTCGACTCGCGCCCAATGTTAAGAATTGCATCCCAGCCGTTTTTTGCAGCGCCAGCAAGATCGTTCCATGCCTTTTCGAGAGTGCCGAGATTCGCCTTCATCGTTGCGGCGCGCTCACCCAATGCTTTGGCATAAGCCTCCTGAGCAATGGCTGCCGCCGCCTCTTTCTCGCCCATTTCCTGAGCGGCACGGATCTGCTCGTATACCGACGCGGTCAGGAAGTTGTACTTGTTGTTTAGCTCCGCAACCGCTTTCACCGGATCATCGGCAAGGCGGACGAACTCCGCGATCGTTTCGGACACCGCTTTGCCAGTGGCTTTTTCATATGCGATTGCAGACGTTGCGATTTGCTCAAAGCTTGAGCTCGCGACCCTCCCAGTTCCGGCAAGTTGTGCCAGCGCCGCCGCAGCGTCTGCCGTGGTGCCGACGGTTCCGCTTACGCGCTTTGCCATTTCGGCCAGGGCTAGCGTAGTGGTGCCAGCAGCATTGCCGGTGGTTACGAGGGAAAGACGATAGGCGTCCTGTTCTTTAGAGCCTTGGTAATAGGCCAGACCAAGAACGCCAACTGCAGCTGCTGCCACGGTGAAAGGGTTGACCAGCCCTAGGACGTATCCGCCCAGAGCTTTAGCCGCAGGCCCTACACCGCCGAACATGTCTTTGAGTTGCCCCCCTTGCTGCAGGAAGACCGTGAGAGGCGCCTGACCGCCCTGAAGCGACACGGCGATATCGGTAAATTGCGCTGGTACGCCGCGAAGAGCTGCAGCTGTCGCTTTCGCTGTCATCCCTGTTTTGTTCAGGTCAGTGTTGAATCGACCAAGATCGGCACGAGTGGTGTTGATCTTCGCCTGGTACTCGGAAAACGTGTCAGCCTCAATCAGGCCCAGCTTTTTGTTCTTGGCCAGCTCCTTTTCCTGCTTGTCCAGCTCGCTAAGCTTTCGGGTTATGGGGTCGATGCTGCCCAGAAGCTCTTCCAGTTCCTCCCTTTGAGTTTTTACTTTTTTGCCGGTGGTTTGTGAGGAGTCACCAACGCCGTCAATGCCTTCGGCGAGCTTATCCATTGCTGGCTTTGCACGGAGCCCAGCACCCTCGAGCGCTTCGAGCGCCTTTCGGGTGTCGGCGGCCTTTTGCTCCGCGTCCCGACTGTCAATCTCCAGAACCAGCCGGGATGTCTGAGCCATTGCTTTTCTCCAAACGTAAAAAAACCCGCCGAGGCGGGCTGATCATTGTCGTTATTCAGCTATTTGCGTTGAGACAGATTCGATATGCCTCATTTCGGAATTCTTTTACTGCTTCTTCCTTCATGGTGTCGGTGATCATGACTTGCTTTTCGTAAGCCTTGAGAACGACCCCTCTGGCGAATTTGCTGCCATCTCCCACTTTCTCGAGTGAGTCCTCAAGCAACTGACCCTCCTGGCGGGCAGTCATCGCTTCCCCCGCAAGCGCGGATATTTTCTTGCAAGAGTCTCCAGCCGCATGAGTAGCGGTTGAGACAAGAGCTGCAAACGAAACACACAAAGCGACACTTAACTTCATTATGGGAATCTCTGCGTCTGATGGGTGAGCAGCATTCTAGTCGCCATTATCAGCGAGGCACACCGCATCCAGCGCAAACATCACATCGTCGATCTCATCACGCGGCAGCGGCGATGGATGCGACTCCAGCCAATCGGAGATCTCCCGCGCCGATAGCGGCAGCGGGAACGCCCCAGCCATGCCGGCGATGTACCGGCGACCGCGAGACACGTTCCGGTACAGGTTGAGCAGGTAGGCGGTCAGCGGGTCATTCTCGGGCTCGCCGGGGATCGCCATCTTCAGCCGCGAGTAGACCGCCCTGCGTTTTTCGCTTTCCCCGCCCCACTCTTGCTCCCACTCGAAGCGGGCAAGGGCTTTCCCACCGACTCAGCTCGCTCTTCGGCGGTGTCATTGGCGGCGAGCGCGCCTTCGCGCAGCACGAAGATGAAGAACTCAATGTTGCTTTCGAGCAGCTCGGCGGCCACTGACGGACTGTACTTGATCGGGCTGCCCTCGGTATCCAGTACGCCTTCCCAATCCTTCACGATGAAGTGGCTGAGCAGCATTGCGTGGTTCTGGTGCTCGGTCATTTCGCCGGCGACCACGCCCACCTGGCCTTCTTCAAACCGCGCGTCGTTGCGCTGGATCCGGCGGCGCATCCGCTCAAGGGCGACTTGATATTCAGGGTTGTCGATGCTGGCCAGCAGGATCTTGGTTTCGTCGTCGAACTTCGCCCAGCGCTCACCGGCGATCGCCGGCTTCTTCTTGCCCAGTTGCAGAGCCATTTCAATTCCTCAACGCCACGCCAATAGAAGGGCTCCCCCGGCCGGCGTTTGAACCAAGGGAGCCAAAGGGTTTACGGGGTTGGATCAGCCGCTTCACGGGTGATGGTCGGGCTGAGCTTGGCGACGGTGTAGTTCAGCGTGACCTCAATCAGGTCGCGCTTACCGCCGTTCGGCAGCTCGCCGTCAACCTCCACCGCAGGGAAGCTGAAGATGTACTTGTTGCCCAGCGCATCGGTGATCGGGAACACAACGGCGATTGGCGTCCGCGTGAAAGTGTTCTTCCAGATTTCCCAAGCCCGTTTCGACCAGGCCAGCGTGATGCTGCCAGTGATGGCAGCCTCGGTAGCGATGTGCGCACCCGGGCCTAGGCTGTCAGAGCCAAGGCAACGCTGAGTCTGGAGGCTGTTGTCGAGGTTGACGGTCATGGCCGATACGCAGGCCACGCCCTCCAGCGACTGGCCATTGACCAGAATCGTGCCGACGTTGTTGTTCGAAAGGAACGGCGTGGTGGTCGGCGCATTCGGCGAGACAACGATCGAAACTTCGCTGTCGGCGTAATCCAAGCAGGCCATGTTGAAGGTAGTTGTGATCTTGCCGTCGGACGGGATGTCGAGAGCGAAGGTCGAAACATGCGCGCCTTTGAACACGCCATAGACGCCGACATCGTTGTAGCCTTTGGCGATGCTGAAGGTGTGGCGAGTATCGCCCACTCGCAGCACGTCGGCCGTCCAGACGCCGTAGAAAGCAGCTTCGAGGAGCTTATCGAACGAACCGAACGAGAACTCTGCCGTCAGGTCGCCGCCGATATCGATGCTGGTGGCGACTGAGCCCTGGCTCAGCCGAGTGTCGGTGATCTCGTCACTGACCTGAGTGTTGACCGTCGGGGTCAGCGCGTTGCCGGTGAGGCGCAGCGTGTCCCAAGTTCCGGCTGGGGTAACGCCGGGCGCAACCTCGGCGATGATGTGTGAAACGACTTTTGCGCCAGAGCTCATTGGAGCCTCCTATTCGCGGGCATAAAAAAACCCGCAGGCGCGGGCATCTCAACTTCGATGATTGGGTATGTCTAGGACTATTGAAAAATGTTCTGATGATGACTGATGATTGCCAACCGCCACCACGAAACGGACTTCCCTATGGACCTATCTACGTTCTACGTAACAGTCGCTGGATTTTTCCCATCTGCCGAAGTGTGCGCCGCCTACGCAGGTGCAGCCTCCGCTTTTTTCGCGGCAGTAACTATTCGGTCGACCGCAAAAGCAAGGAAGAACGAGCGACTATTAGGCGATGCCGTGCGAACGCTAGAGCGATCGTTTATCGCCTTAGTCGACCAGACCCCAGTCGGTAAAAATCCACCGAATGACAGGCTTGGCTGGCTCACATCCGCCAGGCTCATAGAGCAGTACAAGGAGGCCAAGAAGCAAATCAACGACCGAGTCATACTAAAAGAGTGCGAAAGTCACGAAGAACATTGGCGCCATCAATTTTATTTAAGGCTCAAAAATTTGGCCGGTGGAACTCCGGAGTACTACTCCAAGGGCGGAAGTATTGAGTGCATAAATGAAGTCTCCGCAGTGATAGTTCATGCTTTTGCGGACTGGCAGCGCGGGAAAGAGGATCCCCTCTTTAAATACAAAGACACCAAAGATGCCGTCAAAAAACTAGTGCCGTTGCAGCGTTGGTTCGCACTTCACCAATACTGTGGCACGCTAGTTAACCGGCCCGAAACCGAACGTTAACGTTGATTTGGTAGAAGCCCTCGAACTCACCGGCGACCACTTGACTGGCTTCCATGCATTCAAGTTCGCCGGACATCCAGTAGGCGAAGTGCGCCTCAAGCGCGTCGGCCAGTTCATTGATGGCCTTGGTGCCAGTGCGCTCTCTGGCGAAGCACTGGAGGCTGATCTGCCCGGGCTTGCGTGTGTGCGGTCGGTCGGCCATACCAGCCATGAAGGCCGAGGCGTACTGGATATTCAGCCTGCACCAGAGGCCGGTCGCCGGCGGCGTGAACACTTCCGGCTGGTTCGGGTAATCAATCCGCGCCTGGTCAATGCCGGTGAAGGCCACCATGCGTCCGGTGATGAGCGCTCTGATCTGCTCGAAGGTCATTTGTAGGCCTCGGATACGCCTATAAACGCGAGGTCATAAACCCCGCCGGGCGCCTGTGTGGAATGCCCCAATTCCAGCATCTCGCCGTAGGGGCTGTTCGTTTGGATATAGATGACCGGAAATTTTCCCGAGGCCTTAATGAGCATGCTGCCTTTGCTGATCGTTTCGCCGCCGGAGGGATCGACGTTGTCGGTCACAGTCATGTCGGGCGTGCCGATCGATACCAGGTGACTGCCTCGGAACGTGCCGCCGATGTAGCCCTTCCCCGCTGCCTGCGCTTTGACGAAATAGTTCTCCTCGCGCTCGCGCCTGGTCAGCTTCTTGTAGGCGCGGCCACCGGTGCGCGCAGCGTTGCGAGCATCGACGTTCGCGTCGTACGCATCAGCTAGCGCCACGTTCTTCGTGCGCAGCGCCACGTTGGCCTGCCACAGGTCGGGGTTGCCGACCGGCGAGCGGTTCACCACCTCCGTGAGCATGGCGGTCGCGATGACGCGCGCCATCTGGGTGATGTCCTCGCCAGCCTGATCGGCGAACTCGGTGAGGCTATGGCTCCAGCCTGCTTTGGTGGTCATCAGACTTTCCTCAGCTGGATCTCGTAGTGGGCGCCGGACGGGTCAGTCTGGACATTGACCACGTCGAAATCGTTGATCTTGTGGCCGATGTCCGGAACCCCGCCAATCGTTTCGTTGGTCAGCGCGATCAGCAGTTGGTCGGTGGCGCGGATGTTCACGCCGTCGACCTGTGCGATCTTGAATGCGTCGAACACACCTCGGCCGGTGTAGGCGATGACAACGGGGTCGCCCGCCGCCTCAGTGACCGGATCCCACGCTCCCGGCAGCGTCACGCCACCGCTGAATGGCTTCACGGCGTCCGCCAGGTCAGTGTCGAAGGCCTCAGCCAGATCCGCCTGAATCTCTTCACGTAGGCCCATAGGTCACCTGTACACGTTGAAGCTGAAGCCGCTGGTGCGCCATTGCGCGAGCAGCCCAAGCGCGAACTGGACGCCATCGGGCAGCGCGGTCGACTTGCTGGTGTCGATCGAGGCGAATGTCTTGCTGGTTGTCACCGATCCGGCCTTCACCGTTTTGGCCTCCAGCGATCCCTCGGTGTGCTGTTGGTACAACTTGCCCTCAGAGGCGACAACCGCCAGCTCAGCGCCGGCCTGCTTCACCTCGTCGGGAATCGCGTCCATGTCGATGCCCACCAGATTGAGCGAGGTCATATAGGCATTCGCCTGCAAAACCGCCCGGGCCTTCTTGTCATCTGGAGCCCACGAAGCCCCGAGGATGGCGTCAACGTCCGCCACGGTGAAGTAGGTAGCCATCAGGCCTCCGCTTGAATGAGTGGGGCCGAAGCCCCCGGGTGTTACTGGTTGGACTTCAGCATCGCGAGCAGCTCGGGCTTCGAGTCGTTGACCTTGTAGGCCACGCCCTTGGCGTCGAGCTGTTCCTTGATCTGCACGACGGTCAGCTCGTCGAGGGGGTCGGTTGCAGCGGCCAAGCGATCTTTCTCTGCCTGCGCCAGCAAGGCGTCGACCTCCTTTTGCAGCTCTTCGGATTTATTCACCGCGGCGTTACGGGCGTCGGCAAGATTCTTCATGCCTTCTTGGATGCCCGTCAGTGCTTGATACAGACGCAGAGCTGGCCCATCACCCTCGACCGGATTGAGCACGCCCGCTTCGAGGCCTGCGGCCAAAGTGTTCACCGCGTCGAGCTCCAAGGCTTCGCGGGACGGCTCCGCGCCGCCACCACTGTTACGGCCGCCACCTTCTGCAATGCGCGATCGGGCATGATCGACGCCGCCGGTTTCGCCGACAGTCTGAGGGCCGATGGTGACTTCACCTTCCTCGCCTGCAAAGCCCCAGCGCGCCTTCGTATTTGGGTCGATGTGATTGTCTTTTTTTACAGTCATGGGTTTCTCCTAGATCAGATCTACGCGGCGGGAAACTCACCCACCGCGCGCTCGTTTACGCCGCTGGTGCAGTAACGAGAGAGGTGATGAACGCCATAGGCACCTGCTTGCGGGCGAACTTGCGCTCCCAGTTGGTAGCCAGAGCTAGGTCAGCCCAGTTCGCCGAGATTGGGCGCGTGGTGGTCGGGGTACCGGTGATGGTGGTGCTGTTGAACGAGAAGCCCAGCGGGTGCACGACGAAGTTGCGGCGAGTCCACAGGGTTTCAGCACCGCCGCCGTTACCGCGATCAGGGGTACGATCGTATTCCAGACCGTCCTCGCCTTCCGGCTGCTGCTCGGCGTAGCCGATGGCACCCGGGCCGAAAATGATCGACAAGTACTTGGCGGTAGGGCCGTTACCAATCACTGGCAGGCCGTCATCCAAGACGACCGGCATCCCTTGGAAGCGACCGAACTCTGGGGTTTGGTCTGCCATCGGAGTGAAGTCGATCTGGTTCTGGATCGACAACTCGGTGTGAACTGCCGAGTGCATCGCGATGACGCTCAGACCACCCAGTTGGCCGCTGTAGTCACCCATGGTGCCTTTCGCGCGGATCACTGCGGCTGGATTGATGATGCCGCCGGCGTCCACGACCATATCGCCACCGTTGGAAGCGATGTTGTCGTTGTAGATGCCCACTGCGGTGGCAATGGTGCGGCGCTGGGCCACGCGCTGCCAGTAAGAGATCAGGCGACCCGCCACGAATTCCAGCGGATCCTGCTTGGTGATGTTCTTCACCAGGTTCATGCAGTTCCAGCCTTCGTTGAGGTACGCGGCGCGCGCCTGCATGGAAGCGCTGGTGACCGAGAGCGGAACTGCGATGTCGGTGTACACGTCGTTCGAGTAGTTCGACTCGATGGACGCGTCCAGGTCAACCCACCACGGAATGGTGAAGGTGTTCGACGGGCTGGCCAGCAGAGTGGTCATGTCCGAGTTGGTGGTCAGGATGCCCGACTGGAAGAACGCGGTGCGCTCTGCAGTGTTGACGGTGATGTAATCGCGCAGCTCGTCGCGGAACACGACGTCCGAGAGAATGGTTGGCATTGCTGAATTTCCTTTTACTTGGCCTCAGCAGCGGCTTTCATGCGCGCGTGCTCGGCGGGGTTGGTTCGGCGAAGCTCTACGCGCTCCATACCGGTCATTTGTTCCCACGTTTTGGTGGCCCCGCCACCCTTACCCCCGGCAGCCCCGCCGCCGTTCGCTTGCGTGCCGCGCACCAGTGATGCGTAGCGCGGCGCTTGCTGGAATTCTTTTGCCAGGTCATCAAGTGTTGCGATGGTCAGGTTGCCGGAGGCGTCCGTGACCTTGACCTGGCCTTCAACGATCTTCAGGCGGCGCTGGACAAACTCGGCGAGGATCTCCGCGTTTTCTCCGTCGGCGATGCCGGTGGCAATCTTGCTGGCTGCCGAGGTGAGGTCGCGGCGCTCGATGCTGGTGGTCAGCTCGGCGAGGCGAGTGCGCTCAGCCGCAAGGGCCTGCTCGCTGCTTGCGTAAAGCTGTTCGAAGTCGCCCTTTGCCTTGGCAGCGTCGAGCTTTTCACGCTCAAGCTTCTCATCAGCTTCGCGGCGCAGACGCTTTGCCTCCTTGGCCTCGTCCAGCAGCGTCTGGTTCTGCCGCTTCAGGCCTTCGAGGTCATCGCCACCGCCGGGCAAGCCCTCAACGCTCAGAACGAAGTCATCGCCCATCGCCTTGTAAAGCGCCTGCATGGCTGCATCGAGCGCTTCGTATTCCGCCTTGCTGATCTTGTACTTCATGTCATCCCCCGGATGATTTGCCTTTGGCTCAGCCGCAGGCATAAAAAAACCGGCTCAAGGCCGGTCGTGTGTGTGTGTGTGGTTCGTTGTCAGAGCCCTGCTCGCTCGAAGGCCAGCGGTTCTAGGTCTTTCAGCTGCTTCAGGGTCAGGGTCTTGCCGTTGTCGTCGACGAACTTGTCGAGGGTTAGCTCTCCCTTGCTGAACAGGGCGTATCGGTTGGGCCCCAGCACGTCGCGCTGGAAAGCTGCGGGCTGCCGTGACAGCCAGTCCTGATAGCTGGTCTTACTGGGCACCAGCGTGACGCCGTCAGGCCCGATTGAGGGCCGGGTTGAGCCGGGAATCTCGCGGGCAAACTCATCTTTCAGTACGGGCAGCGCGCCCGACCTGCAATTCCAGTGGCCCGGAGGCTTGGAGTCGTTCCATCCGTAAATGTGCTGATCCCTCGCCTGACACATGGCGCTGGTCTTGCTGTCCAGCGTGGAGATCCATCGCCAGCCCTGCAGGATGTCGTCGTTGGCCTTGAGCGTTTCCATGCGCGCCGTGCTGGCGACATGGTTCGTCATCGTGCGAACGAGTGACGAGGCCTGATCCTGATGCAACTGGTGAATGCTGGTCAGGCGCCGTCCGATCTGCTGGCTGGTCTCGCCGAGGCTTGAACCAATCTGAATTTCGCCGATGATCTCAGCGGCCTTTTTGGTGCCGAACTGGTCGAGCGCACCGCTGATGCTGATCCGTTGAACGCCCTTGCGGGCCTCCAGCAGCATCGGGTCAGCCAGTGCCGCCGCGCTCACCATCTCAGCCGAAGGCACGTTGAACTGAACAACGGCCTTGATGACCTTGCCCAGCATCTTGCCGTTGAACTCCGCCTCGTAGGCAGCGAACTCGCCAAGGTCGAGCTGAGCCCTGCCCTTCATGTCGTCGTAAATGCCCCGCAAATCGCCTTGGAGCGTTTCTATCTGCGAGGTGTACCGACGCGTGCCGTAGGCGCTAAGGCCTGCCGTCACGCGCGCCTTTGCCGTATTGATGGCCTTGCTGATGAATGACGCCACCCGCTTTAGGTTTCCGCCGGCGTAGCGCTGGACGTACACCTGGTGCCGAGTGGTGGCATCGGTCAGATAGCCCTCACTACTCATCATTCACCTCGTCAGGCTTCTTGTCGGGCGGCACGACCGGATCGTCCTCGCTGCTCACCACCGGAGCTTCGTCCTCGCGATCGGCGTCGATATCGTCGTCTGAGCGATCAGACTCAAGCACGCCCGCCTGACGCAAGTTGGTGCGCAAGTCCTTCTTGGCGATGATGCCCTGTTGCCAGAGCTGCATCTGAGCCAAGATCGATTGAGCATCCATTACCTGATCGAAGAACTCTTGGTTGAGCCAGAAAACAGTGCCGGCTTCGTCGACCGCGTCCATCATGAAACGCTGGGCATCGAACAAAGACAGCCGCACAGCCTCGGAGACGTTGCCGGCGATCGTTCCCAGCACCGAGTTATCAGAGCTGTACCGGATGCGAACAGCTTCTGCCGTCTCAGCGCCGCCGCCCTGCTGGACGATGCGGGCACCGATCATGAGCATCTGCTCTTCCTTGTCCTTCATCAGCTCGCGGGCGAGTTGAGTTTCCTTGGCCTGCAGCATCACCGCTGAGCCTTGCTTGCCGAGGTTGTGCCCGCGCCGCGAACCGATGTGCATCCCGTTTGGGTTCAGCTTGATGAACTCGTCAGGCTGGATATCCGTAGTGATGAAAAGCGTCGGCTGCGAACTGATGAAGCCCGCCTCTTCCACCGTGGCGCTGTTGCCGTAGTGAAGGATGTTCACCTCGGCCAAGTCTTCCAGCGGCGCCTTGTCGATGCTGGCGTCGTTGTTCTGTGAGCCGAAGAAGTGGAACGGGATGTGATCGAATGACTTGCCAGCCTTGTCGGTCGGGTTCGTTTCGGCGCCGTCCGGCGTGTCTTCCGTGTACACACGCTGCACGTATTTGCCATCGAGCAGCATCAGCGCGCGGTACTGATCCTTCGCCGTAAACTCAAAGCCGTCAGCCGTGGCTTCGTTAATCTTTTCGTGGAGCACCACCAGCGTCAGCCGGCGTACGCCATCGATCACATCTTCCCGCCAATTGACGATGCTCTCGGCTGGGTAGAAGTGAACGTAGGCCCGCGCATTCGCGGCTTGGGCGACAGTGAGTGACGTCTGACCCTCGGGCAGCTCCACCTTCGGGAAGTCCACCAGCAGTCCGCCACGGCCAGTGTCGAGGCATTCGCCGGTTGCCTCTTTGCACAGTTGCTCAAGGCTCGAGCCGTCGCCGCTGATGTTCTCCAGCAGATACCCAACGGCCGATGGCAGCTTGATCTCTGCCGTCTTGCGGAACACCGCGCCCAACAGCCCGGTGCGAGTGCGCCCGGTGACGTTGAGGAACATCGCCCGCTTCTTGAGCTGCTCATACCGCGCGATATTCTCGGGCGATTGATTGTGCGGGTCAGGCATTGGCAAGTATTCGTTGTACTTGCGAACCTCTCGCGGCCCGGCTACGCAACGCTTGACCAGCTGCCAACCGGGCAAGGCATCGTCGTACTCCTGCCGTTTGGCGCTGTAGTTGGGCATATGGGCCTCAGAAAGTGAAGGTGACAGGAATGTGCGTCATGGTGGCGCGCTTCGTTTTGGCGACAGCGAAGTAGCGCCACGCATCGGCGGGGTGAGACGCCCAGTCGTGAAGCGGCCGATCTTTCCAGCAGCCCTTCTTGTCGTCCCACTCTTTGCGGTAGTTCTCCAGCGCCGTGATGCCCTCCTCACACTTCGCCTCGTCAAAGGCACAGTGGGCGAGGATCTCGCGAGCCTGGTCGATACCGTCGTCGACACCGATTTTCGGCACGACCTGGAAAGTCATGCGGTAATGCTGTCCGTCGATCTCGTAGCCCTCGCGCGCCATTTCCCGGCGGGTCTTGGCATCGCTGCCGAATTCCCGGTTGTCGATGTCGTGCGGGCCCCAGTGTTCGGAGTAGGTGTAGCCCTTGTCCTTCAGCACCTTCATGTAGTGCCGCAGGCCTTCCCCGCTGTTCTGGTAGAAGTCGATGACGTGGTACTCGTTGCCGACCTGACGCACGAACCAGATGGCCGTGGAGTCGCCGACACCGATGTCCCAGAAGGTCATCACCGGCAGGTAGCTGTTGTCTGGCAGCGTGCCGATGCGCTGAGC